CAGACACGATCTTACTCTTTGATGATCTCATGTTGAATACCTCCAGGTTAAGGTTGTTACCGATGATGTCTCGAGACATGATAAGGTCTCAAAGATCATCAGGGGCAGCTACCTTAATCTTGATCATAGTTTCGATATTCTTATTCTGTGCCTTGAATATCAGGCTATGCAAGGGATGGTATTCTAGTGAGTCCTCATGTACAGTTTGGAGGAACTGAAAGCCTGAGCGTAATAACTTAGAATACTGAGATTGGATCTTCATGACCAGTCCAACCTTAGTATCTATAATTTTACGCTCCTCTTGTTCACATTGGGATAACAGAATCTTATATACTAGTTCTTTAATTCATTGAACTGGTGTAAAGGATTCTGGAATCGGGAAAGCCAGTAGCTTCTCCACCAGAAGCGCCGCCTTTTCCCTCTCATAGATACTATTTTCAGAGGAAAGTATCTTATGGAGCAATGTGAAAAGTGTGAGAAGTTTCGTGGAAGATTCAATTTGTCTAATCTTCCCGCGAAGTCTCATCATACTCTTCAAGAGTCACTCCGGGTCCCCTTCCCGTAATAACCATTTGTGGCGTTGTTGTGTCTCTATGAAATTTGAGAAAAGATGGTAGGATTTCCAAGTTTCTATGAGACCATGCCAAGCAAAGGGGGTAACCTCTACTCCTTTCTGGATCCATCTCTTCGCAAACTCATACGTATGTTCGGAAACATGCGTCTTAGTTTCGGAGATGGGCATATCTAGAATAGAGAGTATCTCCTTATACTTGGATGCAACGCTGTCATTAGCTATCACAATATCATCTCCTAGGATACAATAATCCTTAAAATGCATTTCACCACATCGTAATGCACTAAGGTGTACCAAGAAGTGATGAGTGATAGCCATGACTGGGCACGAGGAGTACGCTCCCATTGGCTGTCCGGTACGATAAAATACCGGGCCAGCGTCGGACTCATACTCCCACCTAGTAAGGATTCGGGCCCATACTTCAGCTTGGGGTTTTCCAATAATACGAGATAGGATAGCCTTTTGTAACTCTATAGGCATTCTATCTGTAGCATTGGAAAGGTCTAAACTGTGGTACGGTCCCGATGACGGTAAGATAGAACTAAAGCTATCTTGGTTAAAGGTACAGTCGTGTGGGGTTGATCTCAGGAACCCATTTAAGCGGTCGTGAAGAGGTCTTAGAACGGTCTGTGACCAGTAATCAAGAATTGCAATAACTCTTGTCTTACCTTCACGGTCTGCGAAGTACGAAAGTCTTCTAAAACACTTCTTCTTAGGTTGTGGAGGGAAGATAGAATACCAGAAATTACAAAGAGATCCTGTGGAAGGTTTTAATGCATCTATTGCATCACTTAGTACAGGCCCTCCGACGAGTTTAATGTAAGTTAATAACTCATCAGGGAGACTATCTAAGTCTTGCATACATGCAGCTAA